TGTCGGCACAAACGAGCAGATTACCGGAATGGAAGCTATTCAGGAAGTAAAAAAGAAAATTATCAAAATTCAGAATGACGATATCGTCATCAGCTACGAGGTGGGTTAATGGCTATTGAACTTATAACAGGATATGCCGGGACTGGGCATGTGTCATCAGCTGACGCTGGCAGATTCAATGCCGGCGTCTGCGGATCCGGTAAGTATGTCATGGACACCGGCACCAAATTTGCATATTCGATCGAATCCAGCAATCTAATCAGGATCGGATCGGGCGATGCCGTAGACCAGGGACGCCATATCAGCATTCCGCAGAACTCATACGAGGATGCGACCATTGCCAACGGAAACCAGAACAAAGTAAGGATTGATGTTATTGCTTTGCGCTACACAAAGAACACGAGCACGGGCATAGAGTCAGCATCACTAGTTGTCATCAAAGGCACTGAAGTCAATACAGGATCGACACCGAAAGCACCTTCGGGAACGTCGGGGAATATATTCAACGGCGCTGCCAAGGATGACATGCCGCTATACAATGTGCTGATCGAAGGCACGCAGATTGAATCTGTGACTGCTGTATTTAAACTGATGCCTTCGCTTTCGGATATGGAAATATATCCAGTCGGGTCAATCTACATGAGCACAAAGAGCACTAATCCGAGCAAGTACTTCGGAGGAACCTGGCAAGAGGTTCAGGGCAAGTTCCTGCTCGGCAGATCTTCTGCCCATGCAGCGGGAAGCTCAGGCGGTGCAGAGACGGTAACACTGACCAAAGATCAGATGCCGGCTCACACACATACGGGACCGGCTCACACACATACGGGACCGGCTCACACACATACGACGCCGGCACATTCACACACAGCAACATGTGAGACGGCCGGCCTGCATAATCATAAGGTCAACAGACACATGGTGGCCGCGACGGGCAACAAAAAGTATGCCTCTTCGAGCGGCGATACGCATGAGACGAATTGGGCAGGAGCGCACACGCACAAGATAACGATCGCAAACGGAGGCGGAGGCGTCACAGGATCATCAGGCACAGGCGCCACTGGATCTGCAGGTACAGGTGCCACAAGCTCAGTAGGCGGCGGCAAGGCCGTGACTATCATGCCGCCTTTCCTCAGCGTGTACATCTGGACAAGAACCGCATAAGGAGGTGAGTGGCGTGAGCATGGAATGGGAATGGGTGGACGGCTACAACAATGACACATATACCGACGAGCTCATATTTGAAGTAGACAAGTCGACCAAGGTCCTTCAGAAGGTCGATGAGCAGATCATGGTTTCCGGAGAGAATAAGTCACAGTTTATCAGGTTTGTAATGGACCGGTATTATGATGGCGTAGATCTCTCTACAAAGACGCTGCAGATCATCTATCTGACTGAAGGTAAGTATTCCGACATCAACATTGCATCGTGCGTCGAAAGGAATGATGAGCAGATCCGCTTCGGATGGGTCGTGCCGGCAGCGGCATGTTATGAAGTAGGCACTCTGTCCTTCTCGATCGAAGCGGTCGGTGATGACTATGTCTGGAAGACGAGAGTGTACGACATCGAAGTCTTTGACGGCCTGAATGGCGGAGAAGTCATTCCGGAACCGGAAGGAAAAGTCTGGTACATTGAACTTCAGCAGCGCTGCGATTACGTGCTTAACCAGGCTAACGCGGCAAAGACTGCCGCAGAGCTATCCGCAGAAAATGCCGCAACCCATGAGGCTGGAGCCTCAAAGATCAAGCAGGCTGTGGATACGACTAAGCTTGGCATCGACCAGACGTTTGCAAGCTTGAAAAATTCGCTTGACCAGATCGATACAAACAAGACAGACATCGGCACACTCAAGAGCCGGATGGACCAGGCCATGGCCGATTATGACGCATCAGCAGAAACTGAGATCATGGACGCCAGGGTTGGCCATAACGGAATCACCTATCCAACGCTCGGAAGTGCTATCAGAGGTCAGTTTGATGAGTTCGGGCTCTATGTCGATGATGAAGGATATATCTGCCAGCGAGAGACATAAGGAGGAAACAAATGAGAGGTAGAGTAGATGGTGTATGGTACGAGGATATGTCACAGGCACCGGATCTGGGTTCTATCCGGTGTACAAGACATGAGGGAATGATCAGACACTACAGCGGCCTGTCTGCTGATCGGAGCAAACTGCCGAGATACGTAGAGACGGGATCAACATGTTACTTTGTGGACACGGGCGAGATCTATATCTACGAGAAAACGTCTGATGCATGGTATAAGCAGTAAGGAGGGTTAACATGTCCCCTGAAGAAGTATATGCAATATTACTGGGCAAGATCAGAGCCCTTAGCAAGGAGACCATAGGAGCTGCAGTCGCGCAGTTCCTGAAGGACAATCCGGAGTATTTCCTGGACTTCCTAGGACTCTATAAGGACGCTGATGGATATATATGCCAGAAGGAGGAAACGGATGAGTAAAAGATTACTTTTGGACGACACAGGCAAAGAGATGATCTCGGCGCTGAAGCAGCTTACCGCCGCAGAAATCAAAGGCAAAGCGGGCTTGAAAGTGGAAAGCTACGAAGATGCGCGAAGCATCGTAAGGATGGGCCTGGCGCCGGCAGTGTTCAGCGTCGGAGATGTTTTCGAAGTTGGCCGTGAGTCAAAAGTGCAGGCGTCGCTCGGCGAGCACACAGGCATCACGGCTGTAGAAGTTGATGAGGACAAGTTTGTTGAAGCGACGCATGAGGCCGGAAGCAAGGAGTATGAGTTTGCTTTCGATGGATCTGCATGGAAGATTGAAGGGAAACCGGTCATCCTGACAGACTATGGCCTGACAGTGACAGGCACTCCGGCAAAAGATGATGTGATCATTGTTATTGAAACAGCCTCAATCATCAACATGGTGGTCATGGACTTCATCGAGAATGGCCAGACCAGCAAAGGGAACATCACGCTGCATGACAAAACAAAAAAATATGGCATGATCTTACAGTCGGAGAAGGTTCTGTACACCCTTCAGGTTGATGGCACCGAAGCATTTTATTATGCGGAGGCAGAACTCCCTGCAGGCACATACCATGTGACACTCGGCGATGGATATGACACGGCTTATGGCGGCGGAGCGACATATCAGTTTACGCTGACAAAGGCTGTGCCGGCAGGCGGACAGATCGTCTGGCCGTGGGCATATCAGAAGCAGGCATCCGAGGCAAAGATCAGCACGTATGCGTCCGGAGCAGACACGACTGCCATCGAGACCGGTGTAGTGGTCACTGCAGGATCAGGAGGTGTTGATCTCGGCACGATCCTTATTGCGGCCCAGGAAAACATTGACCTCAACAGTATCCACCGGATGAGATATGGATCGAACAAGTGGAGCGAAACAGCAATGAGACAGCACCTCAACAGCAAAGAGGCAGCCGGATCCGTATGGACACCGCAGAGCAAATGGGACAGACCGCCATCATGGGCAGCGACCACTGCAGGATTCATGCATGGCTTGGATCCGGAATTCATCAAGGTTTGCGCAGATGTAGATCTTCTGACCGCCCTGAGCACGGTTTCGGGCGACACAACTGCAGCAGAAGGCTCCGCCGGCACGGGTTTCGAAGTAACTACAGACAAGTTCTTCCTGCCGTCAAGATCGGAAGTATTCGGCGGATCTGATAACGCATCCGACAAGGGCGATGCCTGGGAATACTACGCTGCAAACAGTGATGTACCGGGCGGCAGCAGCAACTCTAATGCCGACAGCAATCGTGTTAAAGTAAACTCGGCAGGCAATCCGGCCATTTGGTGGCTGCGTTCCCCGAACGTTGGCAACGGCCACGACGTGCGCTGTGTCACCACGTCAGGCGCGATCAACGGCAGCTATGCCTCCAACAGTCGCGGGGTGGCCCCGGCTTGTGTTATCGCGTAGCGATTAATCTTAAATCTTTTAATGGGCGCCGACAGGTGCCCATTATTATTGAAAGGAAGGAAACCCGGTTATGTCACAGCCTGCAGGAAAGCGGAATAAAGGAACTCTCGGAGTGATAACGTTATCCGGGAATCTCTGCGACTATACGCTGCAGATCACTTCAAAGGAAGAACATTTCCCGAAACGATATCGATGGTGCATATCGAATCGAATTGTCCAGACGGCGATAGATATCGATGACCGACTGATCCATGCGAATGCTGTATATGTCAGGGAAGGAGACGGCTCGTTTGAAAGAAGACAGAGGCTGCAGCTTGAAGCTCTTGAACTGACCTATGTACTTCTGAGGAACATAGACAGAGCTTACAGAAGGTTCGGCCCTGGGTCATTCAATGTAGAGCATTGGGCTGGTCTTATCGATGAGCTTCAGAAGAGCATCCGAGGCTGGTACACGAAGGAAAAGGAAAAGCATGATAAGACAGACGGGTAACAGCTGCATTCACGGTTCCCCGAACGTTGGCAACGGCAACAACGTGCGCTATGTCAACACGTCAGGCGCGATCAACAACAACAATGCCAACAACAGTAACGGGGTGGCCCCGGATTGCGAGAAAGGCCAGATTGGAGTAGGCCGGAAGCGGCAGAAACCAGTGCGCTCGCGCAAGGAGCGGTTATCCGGACCGCCCGGACAGGGCGGCGAATACACAGGTGCTGATGCAGTCGACTCGGAAGGAGCCGGTACTGCTATAAACAGCGCCTCACCGAAAGACATAATCTGTGGTTTTGATGAGTTGTATAAGGCGGCATACATCTGCAAACGGAATGTCATGTGGAAGGATAGCGTGGCAGGCTTCATCAAAAACGCGCTGATCAACTGCATCCATCTGAGGAAAGAGCTGTTAAGTGGCAGATATAAGTTGGCCAAATACAGCATTTTTGTCGTCCACGAAAAGAAAACCAGAACCATAGTAGCAACTAGGATGAGAGACAGAGTGGTCCAGAGGAGCCTTTGCGACAACTATCTGACAGAACATCTGACAAGAAGCTTTATTTACGACAACTGCGCATGCCTCCCGGGGAGAGGCACCGACATGGCCAGAAACAGACTGGTGTGTCATATGCAGAGATTCTACCGGAAGCATAGAACGGAAGGGTACGTTCTGAAGATAGATATTCATGACTTCTTTGACAGCACACCGCATGCTGTGGCCAAGGCGGCCGTGGCCAAACGTGTGCCGGATCCATGGGTGAGGGAGCAAGTCTATACGATAATTGACAGCTTTAATCACATATCCAGAGATACGGGCATGGGCCTGGGCAGCCAGATTACGCAACTTGTTGAACTGGCAGTACTCGACGATATAGACCATTACATCAAAGAGAAGCTGAGGATCAAAGGATATGTCGGGTATATGGACGACCTTATCCTTATACACGAAGACAAGGAATATCTGAGGAAGTGCCTCTCTGAGATTGAGAAGATGATCAATGCTCTGGGATTAGAGCTGAACAGCAAGAAGACCGGCATCCAGTCGCTGAAATCAGGGATACATTTTCTGGGGTTTTCACATCGTCTGACTGACAGTGGAAGAGTCGTTAAGACGCTGCTTCACAAGAAGGCAAGCAAGGAACGTAGGAAACTGCGGAAGATTGCCAGGATGGTCTCGGACGGCAAAATGACACGGAAACATGCAGATGAATGTTATAAGGCCTGGCGTGCGCACGTAATGAAAGGTGACACCCATGGCTTGCTGATTAAAATGGATGCATACTATCAAAGTTTATATGAACAGGAGGATACGGAATGTTTAACTACAAACCGGTAAGCGTAAGGCTCAGAGACGTACAGAAACAGAATCTGCAGCTTAAGGACGAAGTTGATCAGAATAGGGCTGATCTTGAGTTCGTGGCGGCCATGGCAGATGTAGAAATCCCGGAAGCGACCGAGGATGCGGCAGAAGAAATGACCGAGGAAGGAGCAGAATGATGGAACATAGCGCTATTTTCGAAAAAGCAGTGAAGTACTACCCACACCGTTGGACTAAAGCTTACATCAAAGCCCTCACGAGGGCAGGCAAGCTGACTCTTGAGGAATACCTGGAGATCACGGGCGAAGAATATGAGCGATGAGGAGCTCTCAAGGCTGACAGTTCCGGAACTCATAGAGCTGATTGCAAGAGCACTCGAAGAAATTGAGATCCGGTTTCAGCAGTCGGCAGAATAACTAATAAGATACGGGCGCATCAGCGCCCGCAATAAAGAAAGGATACAAATGTTAAAAGACATTGTATTAAGCGTCTACTCAGTCCTCTTACCGATCCTGATCGGGTACATTATCAAGCTTCTAAAGGATCAGAAGAAGGAAAGAGACGCCAATGCCAAGGGGACAATGCTTCTCTTGCGGGTGCAGCTGATTGAATACCACGACAGATACGTGGCAGAAGGATCCATCCCGAGCTATGCCTACAACAATTTTGTTGATATGTATAATGCTTACCATGATCTTGGCGGAAACGGGATGATTGAGAAGATGAAGAAGGAAATCGAAGACGTACATCTTGAAAGGAAGGATGAAAATGGCTAATGAATTGATATTCAATGTGCTCATGGCGCTGATCGTGGCGGTATGCGGTGTGATCTGCAAGGAGCTGCTCCCGCTGATCAGAAGCAAAAAGGACGAAGCATTTAAGAGGATTGAGCAGACCAAGTGGGCCTGGGCAGTCGAGATCGTGGAAGCAGTGGTCAGAGCTGTCGAGCAGACGGTATTGGACGAACACGGCGAAGATAAGAAGCTTATCGCCAAAAGGTTGATCCACAAAGCGATGAAGGAAGCCGGCATATTTCTGTCAAATGAGCAGATCGACTTGTTAATTGAAGCTGCTGTCAACACCATGAATGATACAAAGATCCCGGAGGTGGTAACATTTGATGATCAGACAGAACATTTTAAAGGACAGTCCGTGCTTCAGGACGGGCAGGAAAATTAATGTTAAAGGGCTGATGCTGCATTCAGTGGGATGCCCTCAGCCATCCGCAGAAGTATTCTGCAAGCAGTTCGCACATTATAACCAGGCTGCGGTCCATGCCTTTATTGATGCCAATACCGGCGTGGTCTATCAGACACTTCCTTGGAATCATCGTGCATGGCACTGTGGCGACTCTGCAAACAACACTCATATTGGGGTAGAGATGTGCGAAAGCTCACACATCAAATATACTTCCGGCACGAGCCTGTATATGACCAACAAAGCCAAAGCCCAGGCGGACTGCAAACGGGCATACGACTCAGCGGTGGAACTTTTTGCAAATCTTTGCAAAGAGTATAACCTGGATCCGCTGAAGAGTGGCGTGATCGTCTCCCATAAGGAGGGCCACGCCAGAGGCATCGCATCCAACCATGGAGATCCTGAGCATTACTGGAAGGGGTGCGGGATGCCGTACACCATGGACGGCTTCAGAAAGGCGGTTAAACAGAAGATGGCCAGAGCAGACCAGCCAAAGAAAAGGAACTGGGCCAAGGCACTCCAGGAAGCTCTCGATGTATCTTATGGTCTTAACCTGAAAGTGGATGGCTATGTCGGACCGCTCACAAAACAGCAGATAGACCATCACTATCTCTGGTACGTCAAGCAGAAGCCGACCAGGAATGCACATGTCGCATGGCTGCAGGAAGCCCTCAACGAGCTGGGCGCCGATCTGGCCGTGGATGGGTCCTTCGGACCGGCGACCGAGAAGGCGCTGAAAGACTTCCAGAGATCCGCCGGCATCGACGTTGACGGATATGCCGGCATCAATACGCATATGACGATCCTTAAAAAGCTGCAGTAAGAATAACAGAGGCACACTTGATTGAAATATGAGCCATAGAGCCGCTCAATCAAGTCTGCCTCTTTTTTATTTTTGCACTTAAAAAAGAACAATGGAGACGACTGGAGATTGCTGGAGATTCTGGCAAGTAGAAACTCCATAGAAACTGGTTAGTAACACACGTTCAAAGCTTCCTTATATAAAAGCATAATCTTTTTACGTAAAATTCCGAAAAGATTAATAAAGTACACACAAAAAGACCCGGGAAAGCCTTATTTCTCGGGTCTTTGTTCGTTTGCGACAATGCTAAATTTTAGCAGATAGTAACAAACTAGTAACACATTTTTTTCGAGGCAAATGCCTCAGATCTGGTTTATGGCGTCAAGTTTTATCTGGAGTTCGAAATGTGTATAGACGGCTTCGGTCACGCTGGCTCCCTTGTGGCCAACGATCTTCTGGATAATGCGCTGGTCGATTCCCTTCTCAGCTAGGAGGCTGATACAGGTGTGCCGGGTGTCGTGTGGCCGGTGCTGCAGCACCAGGCTGTTCATGAGCGGGTCCCAGTGGTTATTTTTGAAGCCCATGTAATTGAAGGGCTTATCCTCCGGAGTACAGATCAGCATATCGCAGTCTCTACTGATCCACTGAGAGATGAACGGCACGATCTTCTCGGCGATCGGGACTTCTCGCACACCGGCCGAAGTTTTGGCAGCCCGGATGTACATCCAGCGCTCATCAAGGTGGACATCCTCCTTTTTGAGGGCAAGCAGCTCACCGATCCGGACACCGGTATAGATCATGATCAGGACGACGCCGAGGTAAGGATCCTGATCAGCGCGCTTCCACAGCAGATCTATCTCGTCGTGAGAAAAAGCCCGGTGCGACTTCTGGTTCGGGTTCCCTGGCTTCGAGACATCCAGGTATCTGACCATATCCCTCTTGTCTGGCGTGACGATCTCGTGAATAACGGCAAAATCCCACATCAGGCCGAACATGTTCTTGATCAGTTTTAACATCGGTGTATTTCGGCCGGACTCATCGACCACAGCCTGCAGGTGGGCCAGCTTGATGTCAGCCATTCTCATGTGACAGATCTTATCACAGCACCGGTAGGCGGACATGTATCCGTTGATGCTGGCAGCCTTGACCTGGTGGAAGTGGGATTCTGACCACTTTTCAAAGACATCATCGAAAGTCATGGCAGCGGCACTCAGGTCATAAGGGTCTTTGTTATATTCGACCAGCGCTGTCAGTGCTTCCTTTTTCGACGGATAGAACCCTACAAAGTGATAGATCGGCTGACCATTGTCATGCCACCCGGTTGTCTTTCTGGCGGCCCAGGGATTCCTCCGGTTGCCTGACAGCTTATAAACTGAGCCAAAAGAATTTGGTAGACGCAAAATAACACCTCCTAGCTATTGAAAATTCGCTTCGGAAGTGCTACCATATAACCGATGATCTCGGAGGCAATTCCGAAGCAGACCGTCCTGATGGCCAATCTGAGCACCTGGCCACCGGGGCGGTTTGTTTTATTTCTTCTTGAAGTAAATGAAAAGAATAACGCCAAATATGATGAAGGGCGCACCAGTTGACAAGGAAACGAGAGTTAGAAGCAAGCCTCCAAGTGTAATGAATGCAGCGGCGGCACAACAAATAACTTTGAGTACTTTTCTGCCGGTACTGCCGCGATGCGCCTCTTCTTTGCGAGAACTCGATTCAGGCAACGATGAAAGCTTGGTTTCGAGATCGGGCTCAGGGGCGGGCACGGCTTTTTCAACAACAGGGGCTTCATTGACGCTAGGGTTGACATCGGTGGTCTTCGAAATGACATCTGTGTTGCCGGTCATATTGGAATCCGAGGCAGAGACTACGTCCTGATCTGGCTCCTCTTGTGGCACGCAGGTTGATACAGGAGTGTCGGAATCTGTTTTTTCTAAAATAACAAGAGTTGATGTAAAATTCAAAGAGCCACGCGAAATCCGTATTTTGCCCTCATCGTCCTCAATTAATTCTTTATAAGGCCCACCCAAGATTGAAACATGGAAGTCGTGCCTATCATCAATCAGAGGAAGAACCTTGCTGCACATGTCTTTAGGCACATATCCAATTTTGACGCCTTCAACAATGACGGCGATCGCATTTTTGTCATATTTATTGTCAGGCTCCGGCACTAGCTCGGCCAGCCCGTCGTAGATCTCATATTTGAAAATGTACTCGCCCTCGCAATAAATATCCATCAGCTCAGACTTGGTTAGTTCATATTCATAACTTTCATCGAGAATATCAATAAAATCAGCCTTATGATGCTGAACCCCAGCTACTTTAAATTTCATATCACTTTACTCCCTTCTATGAGCTGCAGATTCAATATTATCTGCAGTATCATCTACATCAAAGTCGCCACATCTTATATGACGCATGGCATGGTCATATGCTCTCAAGCGACTAGCATAATCTAACTTTTCATCAATGTATATTGTGTAGCCACCAGGACAGGGCGTGACTGCCTCCCTGATACCTCTCGGGAAGTCTACAAAATATACATAGACATCCTCTGTCATTATTCCCCGTTCCCCTTCATTTTTTTTAGCATGGCAGCGGCCATTCTCAGCGCATCCGGATCGGATCCTTTGGCAGCGTCAAACAAAAGCCTCATGTCTGTATTCTTTAAAATTTCGTTGGCCACTTCGGCAGTTTCGCCGTAGACATAGTAACCTTCTGGCCGACCGTCTGATTCAGAAGTAAAATAATCAACCGATACACCAAAATAATCAGCTATCTTCTGAAGCTTGTCGATCTTAGGGGTGTATTTTCCCTGTTTCCACGACGTCATAGTTGCGGTAGAGATACCGGTAGCCCTAGAAACGGTTGCGGGGCGGACACCTCTCATAGCACACAATTCCTGAAATTTAGCATAGTACATAGATGCCTCCGAGAAAAAACTAAGAAAACTTAATAATATTTGTTGACAAACTAAGATAACCATGCTAATATACTAACGAAACTAAGAAAACTTAATTTTAGCATTAGCACAGATCTTATTTATCTTTGATTGGTCCCTTTGATTATATAAGAAATCTTAGCTAATGTCAATATTTAATACCTAGGAGGTGTCATATTGTATCAGGTATTCGAAGAATTGTTGAAAAAGAATGGCAAGACGGCTTACCAGGTGTCCAAAGCAACTGGAGTCTCGACGGCTACGCTTAGCGAGTGGAAAAAGGGAACGTATACACCGAAAGTGGACAAGCTCCTTTTGATCGCTAACTACTTTGATGTTCCGGTAGATATATTTATCAAGAGGCAGTGATTACCATGATCAGAAGAAAGATAACCCCGTCGGATGCGGCTCTGATCATGGGCTGCAGCCCGCAGTTTGTCAGAATAGGGATGCAGCGGCAGCTCCTGGACATTGGAGACGCGGTCAAGATGTCCGGGACACGCTGGACATACTGCATATCGCCGGCAAAGCTTGCGCGGCGCCAGGGAATGACAGTTGAAGACCTTTACAGAGAGATTGAAAGGAGAAGGCCGGCATGAAAAAGATCAGACTAATCAGAGATCTGTCAGACGTTCTGTTCTGGGGATGCGTAATAGGAATGGCCTTTTCGTTTGCTATGGCGTGGATCACAGAACATCCGATCAGAAGTCTTGCGGAGACAGTCATCTGTATGACCATGACTCTGGCGTTAGCCAATATCAATGTATGGGCACAGAGGAAGATGCTGCCGTGAAAAAACTGATCTATGTAATGGTCAAAAGAAGAGACATAAAAAGAAAAACGACCGGTTTGACAACCGGCCGAAGGGTGAAAAAAGATACAAAAAAATAACCAAATAAAGTATACCACCCGGATGGCAGATTGTCAAATTTTAAGCGGTTTTCAGACCGCTTTTAGTACTTGATAAGGATATTAAATTTAGGTACCGACAATGAGCTATCGGAAGAAGATATATAGATTCAGGAATGCCGTTGAAGTCGAGGAGTACCATACAAGCAGATATGGAGCTCCTGGGATGGAGAGGCATAAGAAGAAGCAGATTACTCCGGAGATGATGGAGAAGGTCAACCAGTGGAAACGGGAGAAGACGTGCCGGCATAAGCTGAGGACATATTTTGAAGTCAATGACTATTTTGTGACGCTGACTTACGAGAAGACGAAGCGGCCAGCCAGCATGGACGAAGCAAAGAAGCACTTCAGATCCTTCGCTAGGAAACTGAGGAAGAAATACAAAGAGGCAGGGGAAACGCTCAGATGGATCAGAAACATCGAAGTGGGCACCAAAAACGGATGGCACATCCACCTGATTCTAAAAAGGATACCGGGATTGGATGTACTGATCACGGAATCTTGGCCATATGGCTATCCTGACATCAAGTTACTTCGAAGGTTCAGAGAGTTTGCCGAGATAGCAGCTTACATGGTAAAGACACCGAGGACGGATCCGAGGCTGCGGGAAGCCAGCTATTCAGCATCTCGCAATATGCCTCTGCCGGATCCTGTCACGAAGATCTATTTGCACTGGAAGACCTGGAAGAAGCCGAAGATCAAAGAAGGCTGGGAACTCGACCGGGACTCATATGTTGAAGGTCTGAATCCGGTGACCGGATATCCGTACAGGCACTACACGTTGCTGAGGTCAAGGCGATGCTGATGGAGGTTAGAGATGGTTAAAGAGATGGGCATATATCTCGCAGCGTCGACTAAGTACCAGGCGAGAAAGGAAAGAAAGACAATCTATGTACTGGAAGCAGTGATCGACGGTGTGTCATACACCAAGGATGGCATACTGCAGACGACAGAGACCTATCACGGCGCCATGGTTCAGACATTGAAGGAGGCGGCGAATAGGATCCACGCCTTCGTGAAAGTGCACATCCACACAGATGACAGCTATCTGGTCAGCCGGTTGAAGGAACTGGAACTGATGGAGGCATCGGGATTCAGGAACGCCGATGGCACGCCGATTGCATATGCAGAAGAATGGAAGTTTATCACAGAACGGATCAAAGATGTGGAAGTGGAAACTGGAGGCCATTCCTTTAGCGAGTGGATGAAGTGGAAGATGGAGGGAAAAGATGTTTGATAAGTTTGGAGAGTTTGATTCCTACAAAGAAATAAACGAACTGGCCGAAAACCTGTTCAATGAAGGTGATAAAGAAAGCCTCTTGGCCATGGCCAAGGAAAATGGCATCCCGGAGGAAATGGCCGAGGCCTATCTGCAGGGAGAGATTGCAGAACTGTGTGATCCGCTGACTGCGGCCCTGGGAAAGATCGAAGTCGAAGAGGCCGACCTGAAGCCGGAACAGATTATGAAGGACTGGGTGGAATACCTTAAGGCTCAGTGTATGAGTCATGAGGTGGCAGCTCTACAGGTCAGGAAGAAGGGCAAGAGCCTGAAGGCATGCATTGCAGAGCTCCTGAAATGGAGTTTTAAAAACCAGAAGAGCATCGACCAGGATATCGTCAAGGCAGCGGGCGTCAATGCCAGCAAGGTGACGCTCGGCATCCCGGGCATGGGACAGGCCAAGAAGATCATCAAAGCATATTACAAGGAGTAAAGCATGAGAAGACAGTGGTTATTGAAACAGCCGCCGGCCATCGCAGAGCGGAAAGGCATTGAGAAGCCGGCCGCAGCGGCTGTCATACATGTAGACGATCGTGGCCATGAGACACTGGAGATCACACTCTGCAGAAACCAGATCCCGGTGGCCCGATATTTCGCTGATGCCGCTGAGATGACCCGATGGTCTTATGCTGGCGGAAACTGGACCAGGGCAAGCCTTAGCAGCGTGGCAATGATGTCCAGAGGATTGTCACCGGTGGCATGGCATATGGATGAGTATGTCTGGGATACAATCGAAGATAAGGAGATTGTTCTGAAATATCTGGATGAACCTTCTGTCTCATGGTGGGAAAGTAGGTGTAACGATATAGAAAGAAATAAGCGTATCGACGCCAGAATACGCCGGATCGATAAGGCAATGGAAAACATCCAGACCCTCGATTATACAGAAATGGAGGCGTGGGCGGAGGCCAGCTTTTTTCCAGAATTCTATCTCTTCGCATGGCCAGAAGGAAACAGAAACCGATACACATGTACATGCTGCGGGCAGAGCAGCTGGCGGAAAGAGCGATTCAAAGCCCGGTCTGTGATCAAATGCCCGAAGTGTGGCCATGAGGTCATCGTCAAAAAGCAGATCAAAGAGAAAGAGAAATATGTCCATGTCACTGTCCTGCAGAAGGCCGGCGACCAATGGGTGGAGCGAATCTTCAAATGTGTCTGCAGATGGGACTCTAGAAAGAGCATCGACTTCTATGAGCAGATCAGGATCCTGATGAAGGAGGGCGAACACTATGGCAAGGTCTATTATGGCCAGTCAAATGACGCTGATGAGTTCGCTCAGAATTTCTGGGACAAGAGGACCATGGGCTGCAGTTTCAGTTGCTCGAGACAGACATATCTCTATCCTGGGAGGCTGAAGGAAGTGCTGTCCTTTGCAGGTCTGGAGCGCAGCGGGATGGATATCCTGGCCGAAAAGACGGTGAAGGCAGACTTCAACAGATATATATGCATTTATGACGATAGAAAGTATATCGAGTATATCATCAAACGAGGCATGATCAACATGGCCCGCGATCTGATCAATTACCGGGAGTACCTCCCGGGCGGGAAACTCGATCTTGATGGCAACCGGATCGCAAGACTGAAGGCCATTGATGGCGGCATGATTGCCTATGCCTGGCTTCAACTTGAGCAGCGGGAAAACATCAAAATCAGCGACGAAGCCCTGGAATATTTCGAGACAACAAAGATAAGACCGGACGATGCTGAGAAAATCATGGAGGCAGGGGTCACACCAACCAGGATGGTCAACTATCTTCGGAAGCAGCCAAAGGGCAGCGGGATGGCCAACCTGACAGAATGGAAGGATTATCTGTCAATGGCCGAAGAGGAAGGCATGGACATCCGCGACGACATTGTTAGGATGCCGAAGGACCTGAAGATGAGACATGACATGCTGGTCGAGATTCGGAACGCAAGAAGAGACGAGGAACGGCTCAAGGCTGATCAGAAGAAATATGCTGCCCTGGATGCCGGCATTGCCTCGCACATCAGGGAAGCTACCAGATATTATTGGCAGAATGATACATACATGATCGTGCCTGCGGCCAAGTGTGAGGAGCTGATGAAGGAAGGCAGGACCCTGCATCATTGTGTCGGATCATCAGACACATACATGAGGAATATGGCAGAAGGCCGGTCCTGGATCCTCTTCCTCAGAAAGAAGGAAGATCTTGAAAAACCATATTACACCATCGAGGTCAAAATGGACGATGACAAGATCCTGCAGTTCTATTCGGAATTTGACCGGCAGCCTGACCGGGAGAAGATCAAGGCAGTCCTTGACCAGATGATTCGGGCAGCCAGACAGAAAAGAACCATGAAGCAAACAAGGCTGCAGGTGATGGCAGCGGCAACATAAGGAGGTAAGCATGGAAGAGTTATATCACCAGATAACGCTTGATGAGTGGGCCAGCATGAAGGAAGAGCTGGCAAAAGACTTCCTGGGCGTGTCCCAGAGCTTCGTCAGGATCGGCTACAAGCTCAGAAAGATCAAGGAGCAGGAACTGTTCAGAAATGATGGCTGTGATTCACTGACCGAGTGGGGTAAAAAAGAATTTGGCCTGTCTGCGTCGACCATCAGCCGGTTCATTCAGATCAACGAGAAGTATTCGATCGGCGGAAACTCTGATCAGCTGCTTCCGGAGTTTGCCAAATACGGCTCCAGCAAGCTGACTGAGATGTTGGCCCTGCCTTCAGAGGACCTGCAGATGATCCGGCCGGAGATGTCCAGAGAGGGCATCAGGGAGCTGAAGGATTTCAACAAAGAGCAGCCGAAGGAAGAGAATGACCTGACAGACCTGGTCAGAGGCTTCTGGAGCCAGCTGACAAAGAAGAGCCTGCTGAAAGAGCTGGACTTCGATGCTGATCTGGAGGACCTGACTGATCAGATCAACCCTTCTGGCAACCAGACATACAGAAAAGGCATGTACATCATGATGATGTACGAAGATGAGATCAAGGTCAAGAAGGTCGGCGGCTCTCCGGAGACAATGACTTGGGAGAGGTTTATCGAGATCACAAAGGAAATTGCCGAAGAAGTCACCGAAGAAGCGCCGGAACCGGCAGCGGAACCCGAACCCGAACCGGAACCTGAAAAGGCAACGGAAGAAAAGCCAGTTGCGCCGGCGCAAATGCCTGATTCTACAGACAAAACTCCGGATCAGGAAGCCCCGGAACCGGCACCGGATTTCATGCCAAAACCGGAGCAGATTGAGCAAAAACCGGAGCAGATTGAGCAAAAACCGGAGCCGGATGAGCAAAAACCGGAGCAAATTGAGCAGGAAGCTGATCAGAATGACCAGGAAGCTGATCATATTGATGTCGAAAAAACCGAGGAAATACCAGATGAGACGGAAACAGAGATCAAAAATGAGGCTGCAGCGGCTGTCACCGCAGAAATTGTCGAAGAAGAGGAGACAGAATCCACTGAAAGCACTGAAAACACAGACCAGATCACCATCGGAGGGATCACAGACATGATCATGGGACTCCGGAGAGCAGTATGGAGTCAGTCCTGGGATGACGCGCTTGACCTGACTGAGGAGATCAGAGAAGCGATAAGGGAGGTTAAGGAATGTTTATAAAACCGAATTTTTTCAAATATTTGATCAAGCAGGCAGCAAAGCGCTGCCTGCTGAGGATCCTGAACGATGATGAGCATCTGATCATTGACGGTGGTATCTGGACAATGGTCATCGATTACGAAACCATGCCAAATTATGCAAAAGCTTGCCTGGTGGAATGGTGCGGTGAGATCCCGGCCCCGGGCATCCAGTTCGCTGTTATGGAAGAAGGCAACCAAATCGAGATGGAGACGCTGTCAGTTCCGGAGATAGGCGGCCGGCTTTACAAGCAGACCACCATGCTGATCTGGAACAACAGGGTCCTGCAGAACGCCCAGGGAGACCTGGCCCTCTGCAACTTTGATTATACAGACACGATTTCACAGTCGGAGATTGAATCTGCCAGAGGTGAGAGTGATGTGGAAGGCCCTTATGTTGACCTGAATCATGTCACATGGAAAAACAACCGGATGCTGCTACAATGCCGCCGATCTTTTGCACCGGAATATCAGCATGTGCTGGATGTGCTGAAAGGAGTCAATCTTGGGCCTGCTTTTTCCAAAGGAGAATAAAAAGAAAAAAAGAAAAGCCCATCCTCAGTCAATCATGCAGCCAGATCGAAATATGTGCTATCTTTGCGCATTGATGGAAAATGACTTCAGGGACAAATGGACGGAAGAACACCATATCTTCTATGGTTCAGCGAATCGGTCATTGTCAGAGACCTATGGTCTTAAAGTATACTTGTGCATCTCACATCATCGATACGCGACAGCAAATAATCCTGAAGCGATACATGGAAATCCAGTGTCATCAGAAACAGACTTACTACTGAAACGGATGGCACAGCGGAAATTTGAGAGAAACCATACCAGGGAAGAGTTTGTGAAGATATTTGGGAGGAATTATTTATGATTACAGTAAGGTCAAGACTTGAGGGGGCGCTTAACTGCCCATTTTGTGGCAGCGGAAACCAGTGGATAAGAAGAGATTTTAGCAAAAAATTGAATATGTGGTTCGTTTATGTAGAATGCAGTGAATGCAGGGCCAGGGGTGGCTATGAAAAACTAAAAGGCGAGAATCCGAGTAAAGACGATAAACAGGAAGCGGATTCAATGGCAGTTGCAAATTGGGATACAAGAGAAAATGAACCATATATCTGGTAGCTGTCTAATGCGTCATGCATTTGGCTATATGTGTATCACAAGAAACATGTTGAACGGTGTTTTAAGGCCCTGCGCATCTGCGCAGGGCGGAAAGGAGAGCAATGTTAATCTTAAACAGCAAGATGGAAGAACAGATCCGCGTGGCCATGCATGAACTTGAGCATGCTCAGGCAGCGGACAGAGAACGGTATACAGAAAGACTGATCGGGAAGCTCGAATTTGCTTTTGAGGTCGGCATCAAGGAAGACGTCAGTGCACTGGTCGTGAAGAAGATCTTCGAGGACATCTCGACACCGAACGATGAAGCCTCTGAACCGGAAGAGCAAAAAGCAAAGCCGATGAGCCCGGAAGATATTGCCAATGTCGACATCGTCGTCAAGAAGAAACCGGGAAAGAAAAAAGCAGAGAAAGAGGAAAACGATTTTACAAGGACAAGGAAGCTGATGAAGGCAGGTAAGAATCTCAAAGAGATTGCAGAAGAAACAGGAAAGACATTGGCAGAGGCTCAGGCAGATGTCCGGAAGGTACAGGAACAGGAGGCGAAATAGATGAAGAGTAGAATGATCGCAGCGGCTGTAACCGCAGCCATAGCATTGCTTCTGGTAGCAGTTATAGCGCATCCCAGGAATAAGGCCATCCGGATGGAAGAGCATATCACATCGGCCAGATCTGACATAAGCGTCCAGCTGAAGCGCAGATCAGACCTGATTCCAAACCTGGTGCAATGTGTCCAGGAATATGACCAGCATGAGTATACAACCATTATGGCGGCCATAGAAGCCAGAGGCACGACAGCAGATATGGCGGCAGCAGAAATCAGGACGATGGTTGACGCTGTGGCCGAAGACTATCCGGAACTGAAAGCTTCGGAAAATTATAAACAGCTAATGACAGAGCTTTCGACGACGGAAAACCTGCTGGCCAGCAGCCGGCAGAACTACAGCAGCCAGGTCAGAGCATACCATCAATACATCAGATCATTCCCGGCCGTAATACTGCTGAGGCTCACAGGCTACCAGTCAAAAGAATTTGAATATCTGGACTATAACATCAACGATATGGATGAGGTCAGGTGGTTTGATTGACGGTTACGAAGCGGGAAGCGGTGGTCAGTGTTGTTATTGTTTGCGTCATGGCCATCATCGGCCTGCTGATCAGCGCCAAAGTGGAAGAACGTAAGCAAAGCAAGAACCAGGAATACAACCAGGCCATCCAGATCAACAACGACGCAGGCCAGTTTGAATATGTCATGCAGACATCGGCCGGCCACGTCTTCGTATACAGCAGCCTGATCGCAGCGGAACCGGTAACCCATCAGAATATCGAAGGGCAATACGCTTGCATCACGGAAGAAAGAGAAGAATACAGGCAGCACACGAGGACGTACACATCAACCGACAGCAAAGGAAGGTCTCACACACATACGCAGACTTATTACAGCTGGGATCCGGTGGATGAGAAGGAGTGGCACACAGAGCATCTGAAGTTCTGCGGGCATACATTCGACTATGACCAGATCAGACTACCGGGAAACAGATACGTCGATACAGTCCAGGTTTCAGACAGCGTCAGATATGTCTATTACGTCTGCGACACAGAATATGATGGCACACTCTACGCTGACGCCAGGGACGGAGACATCGATGAAGCAAAGTTCTATGCCGGCACAGACATAAAGCAGACGATCAAACGCCTGGAATCGGATGCGTGGAAGGTGGGCTTCGGCATCCTGTGGGCAGTGTTAACAGTGCTGGCCGTGCTTCTGTTCTGTTACCTGGATAATGAATGGCTGGAAGATTAGAAGGTGATGATAGTGGTTGTACCGTGTAGAGGATGCGCAGACAGGCACGACCTGTGCCACAGCAAGTGCGAGCGGTATAAGCAGTACAGAGAAGAGATCGACGAAGCCAGGAAGAAGCGGCAGGAGTCGATATATACAGATGCAACTATACGAAAACTTAGATATAACATATAACCGGCTGAAGAAGATGCGAGTCATAGGGAGGAAAGGATGAAAATCTTGGTATGTTTAGTAACAATCTGCGCAGCGGCGCTGGTCCTGATCAACCACATCGGCGGAGCCATGTGGGACATGGCCGATTCGATGCCGCTCTGGTGGGAGGATGAAGATGGTTAAATGCAGGGGCTGCCCAAGGTGCAAGGACGTGTATCCGGGGAAGCTGGATCTTGATGGCTATCACTTCTGCATCTGCGGGATGAGCGGAAACAAGATCTATCCTGAGCCGCATAAGATCAAAAGGGCATCCGGCAGCGGCTATCTGCCTTTTGGCTATGGTTCTTGCGGATTATATGACACGATCGAAGATGCCTTGAAAGCCATGACAGAACCAGAGATCAGAAGATGGCAGGAAGGCGTGGGCAGAT